CGGCAATGAATATGTCCGCGTAGATGAAGTTGATATGGACAATATGATTATTCGGATAGGTAGAGGGGTGTTTGACACCTATCCGTTAAGCCATAGTCTAAATGATCGGATATACTTTGCGGACTCTAACGTCGGTATCATAGATGAGCTCTTTACCACAGGGTCTCAAATAAGGGCTAAAGCTCTTACGCAAACCAGCCTCGGGGTATTGGATATCACAGCCGCGGATGAAATGTCCCTTAACACGGTGGGCCGCTTCGGTAAGCCATACCTGCCAGCTGGGATTCAGATTGCTGGGGAATATGCCCCAGAACTGGTCAATAGCAATGATATCCTAATTACTTGGGAGCACCAAGACAGGACCCAGCAGCTCGCGGGGATTGAAGATTGGTACTCTGTATCGCTTGGTAGCCCAGAAGCTGGGGTCACCTATGAGCTTGTGGTCACAAACGCGGACACAAACGCTTTGATACAAACACAGAGCGGACTTACCGGTACGCAGTATCTACTTAGCCTCAACTATTCCTACGGCACCAGCTTCAATATGAAGATTCAGATGTATAGCGTGCGGGACTCGACTTATACCAGTTACCAGACCTATATTGCAGTTTTCCCGTTTGAAGTAATAGACCAGCGAATCACCCAAGTCGGCGATGTCCGAATAACAGAAGATGGCTCAAGACGAGTCGCAGAGGAACCCTAATGGCAGATTTAAGAATTACAGATATGGACGACGGTACTACCATAAGCGGCGGCGAGCTATTCGAAACCGTCCAAAGTGGTAGCACCAAAAAACTTAGCCACAGTGATCTAACGGCTTCCCCGGTATACCCGATCTCCCCTGCGACCTATGCTCTTGTCATAGCGGATGCTGGGAGAACCATAACCTGCGCCAATGCTACTTCCACAGTTATTAATATACCTGTGGCATCGCTGGTACCGTTTAAAGTTGGGACTAGGATTACCCTGCGACAGGTTTCCGCTGGACCTATGCTCATCTCTGGGGATGTCGGGGTAACGCTTCAGTACCCTGCTAGTACAACCCCAGATACAGACGAGGCTTATAAACAGATCCATATTCATAAGGTAGCAAACAATACTTGGCATCTTTCCGGAGATCTAAGTGCTGTATAACTGATGTGGATATTCGGGTGGTGCAAAATCACCCAATATCCTATATTCTATTGATTTAGCGTACTAAATAAGGTAGCGCATTCTATGCCACCAGCGGAGAAAAATGTAAAGCTAACCGAGGCAGAGCTTCGCGACCTTATAAAAACTACGATCCACGATACCCTGCTCCAAATCGGTATTGAAAATAGTTCCCCGATGGAGATGCAACGGGATTTTCAGCATCTCAGAGAATGGCGACAGGCTTCAGAAGCGGCTAAGCGAAAGGGTCTATTAACCATAGTTGGTATTCTGACCCTTACGATAGTTGGGGATATTATCCTAGTGATGTCCCAAAGCTAGGAAGTAACAAGGGTACCGTTATTAATACGCTTTTCTAACCCCTCCAGATCTACCCCGTACGAGCGGTACCACTTTTTGTTATACCTTGCTTGAAGCTCCAGCCTATTTTCGAAGAATACCCTCTGATACAAAACTGTACCGGTCTTACTTTTTATTCCCTTGGTTAGATTCCCTAAGTGGTCGATCCGCCATCCGTGGTGTGCGTAAAACTTTCGGATTAGGTCGTTTCTTGGGCTCTGAAATTTATAGTTCGATGCCATGTTATCCTCCTACATGAAAGCCTTAGATTCTTCCGAACCTATATCGGTTATATGCCCCCAGTCTGCACCAATTTCTCCGTCCGCTTTAACTGGGATTAGCAGCGGCAAAGCCGTTTCCATTATATGCTTCATTTCTTCGAATGCTTTATTGCGACCTCCGGGGTCGGAAAAATCTAGCTCATCGTGGACAGTAAGCCTAGGTACCCCAGTTTCATCGAATACCCCATCCTTGTAACACTTATGCATAGCCATTTTCATCTGGTCCGCAGCACTGCCCTGTAGCTTGCGATTTAACGCTTTGTGCGTATAAGCCCTCCTAATGCTACTGTGCTCGCGTAACGCCTTATCTAGGGGCATAGCGACGCTGTTACTGTCCCATTGCGTCGGCTCCCACAAATCGAATCTCGACTTCCGCCCCATGATGGTACGTATAACCCCTGTGGTTTGCGCTTCCTTCATAGCTTGCTCCATTGTTGGCTTCGCGAAATCCACAGCGTCGAAATAGGATTCAAAGAGGTCCTTGGATTCTTTTTTACTAAGCCCAAGCCCTGCACCCAGCTTCGCTTGCCCCATACCATAGATAAGCCCGAAGTTGATCCCCTTAATAGATTTCCGCGGTATCATTATACCCAGCTTGCTATGAACAAGGTCTTGCGCAAAGTCGTGGTAATCTAGGTCTGGGTTATCATTAAACATTTTCCTTGCTCTGTCCCCAGCCATACCTACCGCGAAGTGGATCATAAAGCGGTACTCGATTTGGGAGTAATCGTATTTTCTCCACGCGCGATGCCCTACGTCCGGGATAAATAGCCCGCGTATCATTGGCGCAAGAACCGGGTCCCGAGATGGGATGTTCTGCAGGTTTGGCGTGGAGCTGCTATACCTGCCAGACCGGGTGCCGCCCCCTTCCCCGCGTAGGGGATGGAACTGCCCGTAAACCTTTCCGTTTACGTGGGAATCTAGGATATAGCTTTCCACAAAGGTACTTCTCAGCTTCTGGTGAGAACGTATTTCTCGGATCATGTTACCAACCGGGTGCTCTAGCCCCTCCAGGAATTGCTTGGTAAAGCTTGCATTGCCTTTCGCCGTAGTTGGGTATTGCAGCCCTTGCGAATCGAAAACTTTCTTCAGGCTATCCCCAGCGTTAACATTAACGCCGAACCCTACCAGCGATTCAAGCTGCTTCTGGAACTCTTTTTCCCGTCCGGATAACCTATCCTTAAGCTGCTCGGCATAATCGATGTTTACCGTAACCCCCGCAAAACGCATTGAAACGTATAGGGGCATCAGCTCGCATTCCATAACGAATAGATCTATAAGCCCCTCTGCTACCAGAAGCGGCCATTGTTTGCGAAGGATCTCCACAGGTAGGTACGCATCGGATTCCGCATAGAACCCGGTAAGCGATGGCGGGGTGCGATAGATATTCTTCCGCTGCTTTCCAGTTGCCGATCCCCCGTAGTAATTGGAACACCACTGATACAGCAAGCTGGATTCCTTACCTAGGTTTAAGTATCGCTGCCCTAGATCTTCTAGCGCTACAGTTTCCGCTTCATGCAACAGCGCTTCCGCGTACTGCACATCATAGCAAATTCCCGCTACTTCTACCCCTTCCTGCTTCAGCCAGCCGATATCGTAGATAATATTAGCCCCAACCTTCGGTTGCTTTGGATTACTAAGCTGAACTCGAAGCCAAGCTAGAACCACCTCCGGGTCGAAGTTTTCCTCTGGGCGAATCTCATGGCGCATTGGGTAATACCACGCGTTGCCTTTATCGTCCCCAACGGATACCCCAACTATGTGCCCTTTCCCCCTAGCCCAACCGGGACCGTAATCAGTTAGCTCTGGATCGTAGGTCTCGGTATCCAGAGAAATAATAGAGGATGTGGATAAATCGGGGAAAGAGGTTGGCTTAACCCAGCCAGTATCGGGGATATCGGGCATAACAGCTGCCTTCCTTTCCGTCCCCTTAACAGCCGGAATATCTTGCCAGAACATACCAATGGAATCATCTCTCATTCTATACGCATCCCTACAATAGCCCCTCTTAAGGAATCCCCAAAGAACAGGCAAGGTGCAGGGTAAAGACTAAAATCTATAGTATCGGCAACCCCCGCAAGTTTGAGAAGCTGCTTTCCGTTAAAGGCAAAGTTCTCTGTAATCTCGGGGTACTCCACAGAAGCGCCGTCCCCTTCCTCTTCAGAGGTTTTCATTACCCCATCTTTAAACCGTAGGGTATTAGCCTCATCCAGAAATGGGATAACGTCTTCCACCGATTGGAAGAACCCTTCAGGGAAGCTTGCCACCTCCGCGGGGCGTTCTAGGATAGGGGAGATGTCCGGCCAAGGTTGATCAATTAGGTTGGTGCGCAACCACCTACCGTCCTCGTAGTAAAAGCTTATGGTGTTTTCAGTTAGGCTAAAGTGGGTAGGTTCCTCCTTAATTCTTACCAGCTCCCGAGCCGCGGCTAGGGGCAGGTTAACCCGGATAGGAAATGGTTCGCTGAGCCATTTCTGCAGTATAATAATGTTATTGGTAGCGGTGGCGGTTTTACCTTCTAGCAATATACCCCGCGACCACGGGCGGGATGCATCCTCAGCCACGAAAGGAAGGATCACCCTCAGGTGCTTTACGAAAGACCCACTAATCTCTACCTTTTCCCCTTCTGGCTCCACATCGGGGTATTCCTGATCAATGCAATTGATAAACGCTTTAAACTTTCCTGATTTAATACCAAGCCTGCCAGCCTTGGAAAGGTGCAGCGCTGTCTCGCCCCTGCACGCCTGTATAGCCTTAATGAATGGCACAGCCTTCGGGGTAGCTTCGATATCCAATTCAATAGGGCTAGAGAGCGCGAGGGAGCCGTTAAACCCCTTTACGTAACCGTCCCTAATACAGAAGTGGGTAAGCTCCGGGGCAAAGCCCTTGGAAGCTACTGCCCCCTGAACAAATTTAAGTGCTTCTAACATTTCTAACTATCCTTTTGTGAGTATAAACCGCCACGGTAGATCCAATCGCGGCGCCGGCGCTGAGGGGTATGTATAATTCCCACCCCCTCGAAACGATTAGAGTAATATTAACTATCTCAAACGCGGTTATCAAGTAAGAGGTTCCAATAATCCATGTATACTGCTCGTTGGCAACATTGCGCTGTTGGAACACCCGCAGGAATACATAGATCATCGGTACGAAGAAAGCTATTACCACATCCATTAAAAAAGCCCCATCTGATCCTGAACCCATCTCGCGTCCTCGTATGGGGGAAAGGTTTTGTGCATCTCCCCGAATGCGAACACATTATAAACCCATCGGGAGGCGTATTCGGTAGCTAGCCTCTCTACGCAATAGCCTTCCTCGGTTAATTGCTTCAGAACCGCCGCTTGCATCGGTGGGCTTATTGTATTATAGTGCTGGTTATGAACTTTTCTGCTAGGGCTCTGATCTGATATCGCTAGTGCCTTACCGTTGAATAGGATTGAGCCGTTCGCAGAAACCTGAACCCACGAGGAGGAATCCACGCTGAACCACGGATAGCGTTTCATTAGCAATGGTGTGGTTACACCAAACGCGTGAACCTTTGTTTTCGGTCTGCCAGAACCATCGGTTAGGTATTTTTCCCACATTTCATCCAGCCAAATTAAGAGATCCTTTGTGGATTGCGCAACCATACCACCCAAGGTAATGTAGCTATAATTTGCCACGTAATATTCTAGGAACTTCGGATCTTCCCCATAGTGGAAACAGGGTAGCGGGCGAACTCCCAAGCCTTCCATAGTTTTCTGATTATCATAGGTTCCTTGTGCGTCCCCGATGCTATCCAACACCGATGCCATAACCGCCCCATCTTCCACCTGAATGATATCTGCGTTTTCCTTAATGTAGTTACAGTAGCCCGCGATATCGATGGTAGCTCCTTGGGTAAAAGCAGAGAAGGCACCGGAATCCAGAAAGATCTTAACGCCATCGTTACGCATCTTATCCACATAGGATTGGCGGTGTACATAGTGGTAGGATTCCAGCTTCCATTCAGCACCCCTGCGGTCGGCTTTTTCTTTTTCGCTTAGATCATTATACTTCTTGCCGCCAATGTTAAAGCTTGCGGTATATAATCCGGCTAGGTATATTCTCATTTCGTAGTTCCTTCGTTCCTCGGTTGCTTTGCTTCTTTGCGCCTTCTTCGAATCATTGCGCGTATTTTTCTTTCCATAGAAATGGTTCTCTCGCACCACTCCAAGTTGAAATAACCTATGTGGCAGTTGTGCCGACCTATCCCAAGCTCGTCCGCAAGCCATCGGTACGCTGCAGTTCTGCTCATACTGGTTTCTAACCACAACGGGTCGAATACCCGGTGCGCTTCCGCCCTTGCCGTTCTCAGCTCGGGTTTTGCTAGCCCGCCCATTGGTTTGTGGCTAGGGCTGTTAGCGTGCGCGCCAACGTGGGCACCACATGGTACGCATTCCCAAAACCATCGATCCTCTGTTTCCTTGCGTCCAAAGTATATTTCATTACCGGGGCTGAGCTCTGCAGGGTTACCGCAGTATGGGCAGATAACTAATTGTTTCTGCTTTTTACTCATAGTATTCACCTGTTTCAAAGTATAAAAAACCCCGAGCCGGTAACCAGCTCAGGGTCGCCGGGTTAGCTTAGCTTTTCGCGAGGGTTAGGAACTCTGCTCTGCAAGCTGAATCATTCTTCATTACCCCCTTAAGGGCGGACGTTATAGTGTAGTGCCCTTGCTGCTGAACCCCACGAGATTCCATGCACATGTGTCGCGCTTTGATGTAAACACCGATACCATCCGGCTGCAGGTGCTCCTCTAGCGCGTCGGCGATATCTGTGGTTAAGCGCTCCTGAACCTGCAGGCGGCGAGCAAACATATCTACCAAGCGGTTAAGCTTGGATAGCCCTACAATACGCGGATCCTTACTGTTGGGGATATAAGCTACCGTAGCCTCCCCGATTATCATTGCGATGTGGTGCTCACAGTGGGAATAGAAAGGGATCTTTACCACCGCTACCATTTCATCGTATGCGTGCGCCCCATCCTTAAACACTTTCAGGAGCTCACCGGCATCCTTACCGTAACCGCTAAACCATGTTGCATACGCTTTCGCTGCACGCATTGGCGTATCCTGCAGCCCCTCGCGGTTTGCTACCTCTTCGCCTTCAATCTCAACTAATAGCTGTTTGATTAAACCTTCTACTTTCTCTTGGTTCATTACTTATCCCCTAGATAAATTGCTGAATTTGCACCATGTTCTTTTACTTCCACGGAAGCCACACTAACGCGGTCGGAATCTATTATGCTTTCCACAGTTTTAAATATAGCCTCCGCAAATGCCTCGCAGCCTACGCGTTCCATTACCCGGATCTCCGCCAAGCCCATCTCCTGTAACCTACCAAACGTAAACATCTCTGGATCGTCGGCGGCAACCACTACCTTATGATCAAAAGTATCCTGAAGGTAGCTCTTAACCTCTTTCAGCCCACCGAAATCCTGAACCCAATTACGATGATCCAGTTCTTCCGCAGCAAATTCAATACGTACAGCTAACGCGTATCCGTGCAGAAGCGAGCAGTGCGAATGATCCGCTCGCCATTGCCTGAAACAGCAGGATAATCCCAGCTCATGCCCGTAAGTTTTTGTGCTTCTATAACCCATTGTTATACCCCTTTTGTAATCCAGAGCTATATAATATAGCCCCGGTTAGATAATCGCTCTACCCTATGCGATGCCTTCCTTGAACTCTTCGAACCCCTTTTTCCGCAGCTTACAAGCGGCGCATTCCCCGCACCCAGCACCCCACTCATGCATCTTGGTGCGATCACCAAGGTAGCAGGTATGGGAAAGGGCAACCACGGTATCTAGGAATCCACAACTTTCTGCAAGGGCGAATGTCTGCGCCTTGGTTAAGTTCATTAGTGGCGTTTTAATAGAGATGTCCGTTTCGTAACCCACGTTCAGGGTTTTTTCCAAGCTCTTTATAAATACCTCGCGGCAGTCTGGATAGCCAGAATAATCCGTTTGGCAAACCCCCGTTAGGATATCCTGAGCCCCTATCTTCTGCGCCATAGCATGAGCTGTGGTTAGGAATAGGGCGTTACGGTTTGGCACAAAGCTCGCGGGTAGATCTTTATTCGCGTGGTGCGGCTTATTTACGTCGGTGTGCTCGGAGCCCTCAATTAAGGCGCTATCGCCTAGCTCCTGCAGCATCGGAATCTTCATACTGGTAAAGGGAACGCCGTGCAAGCGGCAGATCTCTTGCGCCTGAATTAACTCCACGCTGTGGCGTTGCCCGTAGTCGAACATAATGGCTTCCACCGCATCGTATTCAGCAAGTGCTACGCCTAATGTGGTTACGGAATCTTGCCCGCCGGATAGAACTACAAGTGCTTTCTTTATTTCCATGTTATTTACTCTACGTTGAGGATTTTATGAACCTGGAGCTGAACGGTATAGTTAAAGCGCATCGCGCTATCCGCACAGTGTCGAAGGTTCTTGTGGTTATAGGCTTCTGCTTCCGCTTCGCCTAAAGTAAATGTCATATCCATAGGCTGGATATACAACGGGGTTTTAGAACCAACTGGAGGTCGCCACAATCTAGGGGAAGCCTTATGCCCGAGGGCGGTAATCGGTAGCCCGTCCCGGATATCTACATATTTGTAATCCACAACATACTTGAAAGCGTCAGCGATTTCCGCTATAACCGGCGAGATGTTGCTGGTCTTTGGGCTGCAAACGATAACGGGCTTAACCTTGAACGGTTCTTGGGGTGGTAGGACGCCATTGGTTTCAATCTGCACGCGGATATCATTAAAATGTAACTGATCCACCAGCGGGGTAATGTTCTGTCTGAATGGTTCTCCGCCGGTAATTACCACCAGCGTTGCCGCGTACCCAGCGGATTTTATTGCGATCTCTTTAAAGATATCCTCAATGCTCATTTCTGTAGCACCTTCGGTATATTCGGTATCGCAACCGGGGCAGCGGATGTTACATCCGGCGAGCCTTACGAATACGGCGGGAACCCCCGTAAAAGGACCCTCGCCTTGTATGGTTTGGAAAATAGAATGCACAAGCAGATTCGCGCCATCCGTTTTCACGGATTTCGATAGAGGTTGGTTATTCATTGTTATGCCTTGGAGTAGCTGTTGGGTTTTCGCACGCAGGAATAAGCGATTAAGCCGATTCTAACGGGGAGGTAAAACGAGAGGGATAATGCGTGGTTATTGGTTAACATATTTTTGCCTTGGTTTGTAGGAGAAAGAAGTAGAGCCGCTAAAACGAGCAAGCAAAGAGCGACCCTACCGGTGGAGCTATTACGTAGCGGAGCTCACTAAGCCGTTAAAGCGACGCCATCTGCCATATTGCGTAGCAGCGGTGGAAGCATTAAGCCCGTGTTCTACAGCTTTATCAAGAAGAAGTTTACGCCCAATTGGAGCCTCAATCTGCTTTGATAATTCGTCTGCAATTTCCCAAACTTTACCAGTAGCGGTATCTGATTTCGGGCGAGAGATGCCATTGCGAACTTCGCTGGCTTCTTTGGTTGGGGTATCGTTACTCATTGTATTTTCCTTAAGTGGGGGGTGGAGTTAAACTATCTCTAAACGAGGAATTGATTATGGTATACCAACGCTCGGTTGGCAACCGTTTCGATGATGTTTTTCCGTTAATATTTCAGGGTGATGTAAAACGCGCCGTCTTCCTGCGAATAAATTAGCGTCCGCACAACCGCGGGTTTACTGTGATCCGATTCCAAGAAGGCATTAATAGCACAAAGATCTACCCTCGGTGGGTCGCCTGCCTCTTGTTCCGCTGGGATAACCATCGTCCCGTTGTGGTCATTGAACTGAACCGTAACCTCCGCGGTATATTGCGCCGCGATGGATACTGAATCATAGCGAAGACCGTTACTACCGAATACGCAGAATTTATACATTACCTTGTTTGCTCTATGTTTGCGTTAGGGCTTATTCCCCTTGCTTGCTATATATTATAGGTGTGCGGGGTATATAGTGCACTACGCATTCGATACTAAAACAGCATAAGGACCTACCGCTTTATACTTAAATAGCAGGTCCCCGCTTGCTATCGGGCGGGCTTATTAACAAAGGTAATATCGACTGTTTGGCGCCCCAGAAGAAAGCTTTCATTGAGTTTAACAATAACCCGCTGGGCTAGCCCACCGTAGCTACTAAGCGCTATCTCGAGCTTCTGGGCGTCCGAGGGGCACAGCATAGGGGCGTTATCAGCTAGGGTAACGCGGAAAATAAAGGCACTTAATTTGCGGAAAGTTACCACAGGCTTAGCGCTGACCACAAACCGATGCCTTACTAAAGCAGCACCCGCCGACGGATCAGTACCTAGCAAGCCTAGGCGGGAAATGCATGAATTGATAGCAGTAATTCGGGTGGCGCGGTCGGGAGTATTAAACATTTTGTTTGTTCCTTTATAGTATTAATGATGGGGGCGTATAACCCCCGTCTGGTATGGTTAGCCGTTGGCTAGCTGATCTTTCTTCCACTTTGCATACTGGGTCGCTGCGGTAGCCTTAGCGATGCCCGCACTTACGCAGTTATCGATGACCATATCCCGGAAAGCCCTATCCAGCTCAACCCCAGCAGAGGGCAGCGCTTTATCCGCTTCCTCCCAGACGAGGGCGCTAGTGGTACCGGGCTTCGGGCGCTTTATAGTTACGGGCGCTGACGTGGCTGGTGCCGGCGCTGACTTCTTCGCAGCACCATGAACCGGTGCGGCTAGCGGGCGACCAAGCTTTTTCTTGAGCCAGTCGATGCCGGTATTATCCAATGCCATATTATCCGATACCGCTGCGGTTAGCCGAGCCTGAATAGATTTTCGGTCCGCTTCCGTTGCCTCTTGCCCTGTGATGTTGGTATAAAGTAGCTCTAGCTGATCCGGGGTAAAGCGGGCGTAATCTTCCGGACTGGTTCCCATTATATGGGGGTCGCCATCGGTTTTGATAATCTCGCTCCAATACTCAAGGCGGGCAAGCGCCTCTTCCTCAGATGCTACCGCTTTACGGTGCGGAATCATCTGCGGGTATTCAATAAGCAATAATGTGGTTTCCATCTAGCTTTCTCCTGTTTGCCGAATGTGTAACTAATATAGACTACTCTAGCTTACTAGACTAGCCCCTAAAACGGAATATCCTCTAAAAACTTTGGACAGCCTGAAACTATTACCCTTGCGGGCGGTCGGGAGTTTGCTACGGTGCAAAGTTCCTGTCCCTCTATAAAATGAAGACAGTCGATACAATGGGTAGTTGTTTTCGCTTTCTCTACCCGGCTCACAGCATCTTCCAAGTATGCCACGATATGTTCTAGGTCTTCATTATCCGGTCTCTGAAATTTCTTCATCTTCGAATCCTCCTGTAAAGGAATAGGCTTTGATCTCTGGGTACTTCTTATTCAGCCATACCCTCACGTGGGTCGGTGTTGGTAATTTGTGGAGGTAGCCCATAGCCTCATCAGTAGTAGGGGGTGCAGGATACTTGCTCCTAGCTGCCCACCACCTTCGCGCCATCGCGCCAGCACCGCCACCGTGTTCAAAGCATACGTAAGTGGTGAACCTCTTTATCCCGGAGTAGTGGGTTACCCTAATGGATGGCGGGCGTCCCGCTTTCCGGTGCAGGGTATAGGTTACCCGATCCACTTTGAATACTTTCACTACGGGTCGCCCATCTGCAACCAATGCGTTAGCCGACGCTGTGTGGCTTATCTTAACGCTACGCGGGAACTCTGCTCCACACTCGGGGCAACTGGTTAGGCTAGCGTGGCACATGGTATTGCACTCGGGGCAGGTTCTAATTGGTGCCATGCCCCCGCCTTTCTTTTTCCCCTTGGGATCAGGTATTAGCGGATCATTAATCGGTCCGAGCCTCGCAGTATTGCCAGCAAAATCTAAAACTAGGCAATTCCTCTTCGGTCCGGCTTCAATGGCTGCTAACCGCTGCTGTGCCGTGCTTAGCGGCATCCCCTCCGAGTAAACCGGTCGGGTACCCCTACCAAGCATCTGAACCCATAAGCTGGCAGAGTTGCTAGGGCGAAGAACTGCAATAAGATCGATACCCGGAAAATCGTAACCTGTGGTTAGCTTGTTGTTGTTAACCAACGCGCGAACCCTACCTGCCCGAAAATCCATCATCGCCTTCGCGTTTTCCTGCTCGGTAAGCTTAGAGTGGCAAGCTGCCGCGGTTACCCCGTAAGATTCAAACATCTCAACAAGGTGGTTACAATGCTCCACCCCGGTGGCAAACACTAGCCAATGTTTTCGGTGCTGCCCCTGAGCCATTATTTCCTGAACTGCAGCTCGGGTTATGGATTCAATATCGGTAACCTGCTGAAGCCCCTTTTCCTCAAACTCGCCCCCTCGGAGCTTAACGCTATCCACATCAATCTGGGTGTTGGTATGCTTCGGCACCAGCGAGGATAAGAACCCCTCATCTAGCAATTTATTGAAGCCCTTAAGGTCCGTGTTATCGTAGCAGATATCGTCGAATATCGACCCCTGAGTAAGCAGCCCCAAGCCTAGGCGATAGGGCGTTGCAGACAGCCCTATAACCTTGAGATGGGGGTTAACCGTTAGTAGGTGCCCTATGAATTTCGCATAGCTTGTTTCAGCGTTAGGCGAGACCCTATGGCATTCGTCGATAACGATTAGATCTACATGCCCGAATAGATCGGGTTTTTTGGCGACGGACTGGATCCCAGCAAAGATAATTTTTCTATCAGTATCCCTCCTCTTTAGCCCAGCGGAATAGATCCCCGCGGGTGCGGTCGGCCATAAACTGATAAGTTTTTCAAAGTTCTGTTCAATAAGTTCTTTTACGTGGGTGAGCATCATTATCCGCTGCTGAGGATAATCGTTATACACCCGCTTAAGCAAGCCAGCAATAACCACAGACTTTCCCGTACCGGTAGGCTGAGCTATTACTGGGTTTCCTTTATGTGTGGAAAAGTACTTATAAACAGAATCAATAGCATCCTGTTGATAATACCTTAGTTTATACATTATACGCCTCTATAAGATCCATACTGGAACTGCAATGCTCGGTCTCCGACGCCCCTAGGTTCATGAGCTGGTCCCGCCACTGGATACGTAAGTAGCCCTCGTCGTCTACGCGATCTTTTACTACCATTGCCCCATTGAGAAGGGCGGGGTGGAAGACATGGGACTGGCAGCCTGTTAGCTGATCCTGCTTTCCTAGCTCCTTTCCGTATCGGGTGCAGAACCAAGTTCCATCGCCCATTGGGTTTGAGGATATGCACGTTCTGCAATTTATTTCCGGTACTTGGAAACCGTGGCAAACCATCCGGTAATCACAATACTTGCAATCAAAGAAACTAGCGCTTTCATTAATCCGGTCTGGAGCTTCCTCCGCGTAAATAATAACACCGGCGCGCTCAATAAACCGGTCTGCTATTTCCTTATCTAGCTCTACGATTTCTAAGTGCAGTTCTTCGTTGTTCTTGTTCACCGCCATATATAGCGCGTAGTAAAGGTTCATTTTCCTCATGTAGATTTGCATCTGGATATAATGCTTCCAGTGAGAAGATCGTACCCCCTTAGATTTTAACTTTGTAAACTGATTCATATTGTGGGTTTTCATTTCCACAAGTGCTGGGGTATCTTTCGGTAGCTCCGGCAGCCCCTTAACAACCCCGTCTAACGCGCTCCCAGCGTGCCCATTATGGTCCTGTATCCTGAACTGCCCGCCATCTTCAGTTTCGTACCAAGTTTGTATCTTTGCGCTTTCCAGCATCGCCAGAAAGCGGGCTTCCTCTAGATGCCCTCGGTTAAATAGGCGTAGGATCTTGGGGGGAAACTCTGGTGCTTTAACCCAGCGCCACGAATACCACAGCTTCCTTGCGCAAGCATCCCCAGCGCTAGAATAACCAAAGTGGCTGCGGAAGCGTTCCCCCGACTCGCGGTAGGCATCTTCCATTTTCGGCAGAAGGGTCTGAAGGGCTTTTCGAAAGCTAGTTCCCCCATCTCGGGCGATGGAGTTTTCTATTAGATCGTGTGTTTTTCCTGCTATCTTCATAAGATCAGTTCCGTCCGGATAAAAAAAGGAGGCCGCAGCCTCCCGTTTAAAACAACAAGCTATTTAAGCCTATTGAGCCCACGGTGGTGTATCACCAGCAGCGGGTGCAGAAGCAACTGTAGACGGTTGAACCTGAGCAGCTTGCGCCTGTGGTGCTTGCCACTGTCCACCTTGCGCCTGAGCGGCTGCAGGCTGGGCTGGAGCTACTGTAGCGGCAGGTTGGGCTGGAGCCACGGTAGCAGCGGGAGCAGGCTGCCCAGCCCAAGCTGGCTGTGCTTCTTGCGTCGCAGCGGCAGGTGCGCCAGCTTTACAAGGGCGGAAAGACTTAACTTCGTTGGTTGGATCTGTATAACCGGCACCGGGCGGTACTAGCGCTACTTTAGCCTGAAGCGGCTTGCCGTGAAGCATCTGAGAATCAGTAAGCTCCATTACACCTACCGCGTGGCAAATGCTTGAAAGCTGACGATAAGCGATTTCCACAGTAACGGCGTTAGGGTTCTCAACGTTAAGGCGACAGAATAACTTACGGTTAGTAAAGTCCCCAGTGATGATATTAAGACGAAGTTCCAAGTAAGTGCCGGTGCCAGCCTTAGTCGGTTTCATTTCTGACTGATCAATCTCTACATCGTACCAAGCTGCAGGGATTGCGTCGAAAGATTGTTGCGGTTCTACAGATGCCGCGTTAAAGTTCATAGTAGCCATTTGGTGTTCCTGTTTTATCTAAGTTATGAAAATTGATTGGTGTTGCTGGGGTGTTGCTTATGCTTGGTTGGTGCTGCAGTCCTCCAATATTTTCGAGAATATTTTCCCGAGGTGGGGTTCTTCCATTGCTTCTAGTGATCCTGACCGATCCTTAGCAGTGAACTTCATAGTTGGCGATGTTCGTAAGTAGCGGTACTCCGAACCGTCCGCCGTGGTACCCATACCTAGGTTAAACACTTCATCTAACCAGTAGGGGATCTGTTGGCTCATCTTATTACCGGGTAATGATGGGGCGTATTGCGCTACCCCATTCTCATCCTTAACCAGCTCCGACTTAGCGGTAAAATAAACATTCTTCGGCTGATCCCGAAATAAGCGAACGGTGTTTGCCATTTGCTCCATCATGGTTCCGTAGGCTAGGCGCGCATCTTTAACCTGTGGTTTTGCATTGGCTAAAATAACCTCTGCAATCTCGGAAATAGAATCTATAACGATGGTTTGGAAGCCTTGAGCGTCTTTACTGGTAGTTAACCAAGTATAGGCTGCGGAAATATCCTCTACCGTTTTGATAATAATAACGGGGATATCGTAAGTAATACCGGGTGTATCCACCCCGTATACGCGCTCGATATTGCGCTTGGATAGCGATAGCAAGCCGCTCTCTGCACTAAGCAGAACGGGGGCTGGTGCGGTTGCCGCGAGAATGGTTTTGCCCATACCAGCGTTACCGTAGATGAGAACCTTAATGCCTGAAGTTGTGGATAGTTGTTGTGATGATTGAATTTTCATTGGTTAGTTTCCTCGTTCGTGGTAGCTATTATAGCTCTCGGTATTAGAAGGGCACCCAATTTAATGCCCCTTTTCGGTTTTTTGTGATCCCGAGCTATTCGCCTACTTTGCATTGAATTGGACGAACATATTTCCACATGGTATCCGACTTATCAACGTAGCGGTAGGTGCCCGAGACGAACCGCGAGAATATCCCATATTCAAGCTGATGAAAATCATGGAAGTCAGAGAATTCATATAGGTTACCTTCTATAGGATCCCAATTTAGCGACTCGCTGACAGAGTTTGCTCGGATGAAGTTATGCTCCGCTTCGCTTATGGTGAACTCAACGGGGCTTCCGCATTCCCAGCAAGCGTCCTCGTAGGAGGCAGCATCCACAAATTCATCAGCATCGGCGCATATACGATGCCCGCAATGTGGGCAATCAAAATCGAACGTTAGTTCCATTTGACCCTTCGCAGATTTTAGGGGTTCCACTCTTTCACGCGCATCGAAATAAGACATATCTGTTCCTTCTGGATAACCGGGGTTAGAAATTCGCATTTTTTGTTCTCTCTTTTGTTACTTTTTCAGGAAGCCTTGGATAGCGGTGGCGAGCTCAACCGCTGCTACCGGGTCGCTAATGGTAGCATAGGTGTGGTTGCTCTCGGTTCCCACAATACAATAGATCCAGCGGTTGTCGCGGACCATCTTTTTTACTTGGGTTAGAGGGGTTCCGAAAATAATTTTTTCCGCAGACGCTCTGTTTTCTTTCTTAGCTTGTTGCATTATTGTGCCCATATCGGTTGGAAAAGCGCCTCTCGGCGCTCCATGTTTTATGCTTCAAGCAATCCCTGAAGTTTTGTAGCGGCTTCTATAGCCTCGGCTTTATCTTCGACAGCACCCACGGTAATATCGTGAGTAGCGATATCGACGAAGTATAGCGAGGCGTGCTTAACGCTTTTCCTTACCGCCATGTGCTTGGTTGTAAAGATAATTTCGCCGCCGGGTACCCAATCTGGTTGTGGGATAATTTTCATTGTTTGTTTCCTCTTTAGTGTTTTACCAGCACCCTTTGTGCTTGGTATGGGGTTATTATAGGGGAGTGCACTACCCTTGCAAACAGGTTTGTTAGACTAAAAACGTTTACCTTGGCACCAGCTAGGACTATTCAAATCCAGAGCTCGATGCCGCTGCAGTTTCCCCTACAGAGAAGTTTAGCTTTACGACTGGTTCCTCTTGGAAGGCCGATTTCTTCTGCTCCGGAATCTCCCCGCCATGTATAAAGTATTGGTTGATCAGCGTATTAAGCAATCGGATACCAAGGGTATTCTTCTCATGGTTTTCTTCCACTATTTTCATTATTGTGGAATAGAAGTGATCCACATCCGTATCTGGGAATAGGGCTAAGTAATTCGCTAGCAGTTTGGAGCGCGTTAGGGCAGCGTACATCGAGTTAACGCTGAGTTTCTCCATACCGAATACTAACCCTACCCTCCCCAAGAACTCGGTTTTAAGCCCGAATTCACGCAGCCTATCCATGTTTATGTCTTTCTCGCCATTGAACGCCCCTGCGAAAATAAATAGCACGTTACTAACCGGTGCATTTATATACTTACCGTAATCGCCAAACACCGAGGTGGTTTCAGACTCTAAAACGGTTAGGAACTCATTCTGAACCCCATTGGTAGTTTCATGGGCTAGGTCGGTATTTAAATTACCCGAGATGAATAGCTTATCGAACTCATCCACAAAGCATAAGGTAAGCTCCGGTTGGTTAACTAGCGGGGTTAGCGCCTTGCTCAAGCTATTACCCGGTGTGCCTTCCTTGGTAAGCTGGGCGGCATTAACCTCCACATACCCGAGACGGAACTCGGTGGCAAGCGCTTTCACGATATGGGATTTACCCGAACCGCTGGGACCGGTAAGGATAAAGTGTGGGCGGATATCGCCTTTCGACCCGCGGAATATTTCCATGAGTCGGCGCAGGTTGTTGGCAACTTTTTCTTGTTCTTCAATTAGTAGCATTTACATGTTCTCTCATCGCGTAGCCGTATTGGCGGGTTATAGTGCTCTCAGCACTCTTTGGTTTCTTCTTGCGGTATAGGGTTTTGAAAGTACTCTGATCCATACCCGGTTTATAGATTTCTCTGCTTATCGCGTTCGCAGGCGTTGGTGCCTTTCGCTTGCCCTTGGGTATTGCGTCCTCCCGCTGTTTCCGCAGAATGGGCTCCACAGTATCACTTTTACTACTTAGCAGCATCTCGGAGCAAGTGATCTCCTTCGCCTCAAACGCTTCCCAAGTAAGCCTGTCTACGCAAACCAGTTTACCAATTGTGCTAGGCTTTCTCCCCTTTATATAAGATTCTAAGAGTTCCAGTTGCATTTTCGAGGAGTAGGAAACGAACTCCGTTCTGTTGAGTCCGGTGTAAGCAAAGATCACAAAATCATCAATGAAGTGGCTATCCCTTACCCCATAGTTGGCAAGGCGGATAGAAGCCCTAGGTTTTTGTAGCCCTAGGCGTTTCGCCATTGCCTTCCATTTCCTGCCGTGCTGATCACCGGGGGTAAGGGCGTGCGCTATCTCATGGGTTAACACGTCGCGCACAAGATCCACATTGCCGTACTTTATGCAGAATTGAGAGATGCCGATTTCTTTCTTCTCATAACGGCAATGCCCTAGACGGCGTCTAAGCCCGGTGTGGCGATCAACCACAACCCTCCAACCTTGCTCGCCAAGACCGGCTAGGTTCAGTTTATCTTGTGCATCTAAAATTAGGTCTAGCATTATTTCTTCCTTATGGTGCGGCATACAGCGCTCGCCGTATGGCAGCCGGTAACGCCCGTTAAACTGCGTTTCCATTATTAGTAGGGGGATAGGGTGGGGCTGGCTAAAGCCCCGTGGAATGGCTTAATGCGGGGGGAGTAACTCCAGCGCTGTACTGCCTTGCACTGTGGTTAATAGCTCATCGAATATTCGCTGATCCGAGGTGCTTAGCTTGCGGTATGCGGAAAGCTTGAGCTCCGGTTTAAAGTTAATAAGATCCGACTTAGCAACGTTCGGGAGCTTCTCGAAAACACCCTCTATTGCAGATTCATCGATCTTGCGGCGCATAGTTACTTTCGCCTTAAGCTTCCAGCCATTGCCAAGATCCTTCGCGTTAACCCCTTCCTTGAGCGCGATATCGTGGTAATGGGCATCCACGCATTCGTCCCGCAGAGTTTTTTCCACAACCTTCAGCTTTTTTAAAGCTCGGCTAACTTCTTCCCAAGCCAACAGCTTAAGGTTCTTATCCTTAGGAAGCTCATCGTTAATAAGCTTGGTGGCTTGATCCATAAGGGCGGTAACGCTTTCCATTGCTAGTTCTGTGTTGCTCATTGTTTTTTCCTTTCTAGGTTATGGGGGTTACCCCCCGAGTGAGATTTAATAATAAACTACCAAAGTATAAAATACACTAGGTATTATTCTATTTTCCCGAATTTATCGATCACTGCTTTACCAATAAACGCGCTCAAGCGCTTTCCCTGCAGCTTAGGTCGGCTGCGTATGCTACCGTCCGCCCTAGGGGTAGGGGGGTTTTCCGCCCTCCACGCTACCTTTTCCGCGTAATCCTGCTTCTGCCGCGCCTTCGCTTCCACCATAATATCGGTATAGCCGGCAGCGGTTAGCGCCTTATTATAGCGAACGGCTATGCAAGCCAACGCGCAAGAAGGATCCTCAAACGGGCTGCCGTGGTCGGTAAACCAGCGGATACCAAGCACTGCCCCACGGTTAACGGTAACTCTAGCAATATGAGCGCCGTCGGTATCTAAAATCATTGCCCGCTGGTAGCAGCCACCGGTAGATTCTCTCAGCATAACACCAAAGCCGGCGCGCTCTAGGCGCTCTTGTAGCTCTTTAAAGATCATAGGTTTTCCCATTTGCGGCACTGGGTATAGCTCCGGTGCAGCTTGTATTTCGGTTAAGTGCATACGTTTCCCCAAGTTAGGTATACCGGGGCGCTGTGCCCCGATTAGCTTGCTATTTTAGCCCCACCAAGGGCGGGCTCCTAGAAGCACTTCGTTAACGCAAGATGAGGATACCAAGGTAGGTTCCCCTGTTTTACCAATTACTTCTACCATTTCAGGGTAAGAATACCCGGTAAACGCATCGTTAAACGCGTCGCGTATGTCCGTAACTAGCAGCGGAACGCCGTTTGCTGCCTTTCTGCTACGCTTTAACGTAACGGTAGCACCCATGAGCTTACCGCTGCGATTTTCGCGCTGATAGCAGCTAGCAGCCGCCTCAATTTGCTCTGCCGTAGCATTTACCGCGTAGGCGTTATAAGCCAGCCCGCTATACATGCCACCCAAGCTACCCAGCGACTCGCCGTCCCAAGTAATGAAAGTGGTGAAAGCACCCATGCTTTCATCGTGTCCGTGGTCGATCGCTACTATTACAGGTGTTGAAATAAGCATATTGTTTCCCCTTGTGGTTATGCGTATTGGTTGGTATGGGACTTATTATGGTGCAGTCTGCCTGTTAGTGCACGCGTTATTATAAAATAATATGATTAAAATATTATTACCGAGGACCGCAGCGTGCAGCCCTTGGTAGCGCCTTGTATTACAAGGCTTTTTCAATCTTTATGCCATTTTTAAGCGTAACCCCTACGGCATACCTTTCCTTTTCTAGGTGGGCTATAGCAGATAATAGGCGGGTGCTTTTAATGTTTGCCTTTTCCATTACCATTGGCTCTTGATCTACGAATGTAATTTTGTATGAAGTGGTCATGTTATTTTCGCTCTGTTATTGGTTGGTGTGTGCTTATTATATATAGCCAAACAAGTAGTGCACGCAGTTTCGGTAAAATAACAGTAAAAAAATAACTCTAAAATAATATTGCTAATGTGGGTTACGTATGGATAATAATAAACACCTGTAATTAACCACGAAGGAGAATAACATGTTACCCTATAATAAAGAGGCGGAATGCACTCTTCTCGCAAGAACACGAGGTATGATTCAACAATCTAACCTTAAACCGCACGATATCTTCAAGGAAACCGGTTTGCCCTTTTATTGGCTGGTTAGCTTTTCTAAAGGTACCGCAAAAGATCCATCAGTTAACCGGGTGCAGTACCTATATGAGTACTTAGCGAAAAAACAACTCGATGTTAACCCATAGGTGCTCCGATGATCGCTAATATCCCCCAAGAAATGCGAAACCTCCCCCAGTGGGTGTGTGCTACCAGCTCAGAAGTTAAATCTGAGGATAAAATCCCGATCAACCCGGTAACCGGAACCATGGCATCCCCAACTAACCGGGATACGTGGGTAGACTTCCTAACTGCAGCGGAGGGTCGCGAGAAATGGCCGCACGTTGGGTTCGTGCTAACCTCCACAGATCCGTACTGCATTATAGACCTCGACGACCCTTATGATCCCTCTAAGGATTGGGATGAAGCGAAAAGGGATGAGCTCGCGGCGTTAAATAGCAAGATCCTAGATTCGTTTCCAAGCTATACCGAAGTTAGCCAATCCGGAAAGGGTGCCCACATAGTAGTAAGGGGATCAGTACCTCATGGGGTGAACCGGGATACTGTGGAAATGTATAGCTCGCAGAGGTATATGATCTGCACCGGTCGGATAATTAAAGATCTTCCGATTATGGATTGCCAAGTTATGCTAACCGCCCTCTTTGAGGAAATGGATAGCCACTCGCGAAGCATGCCATTGGTGGAAAACGAACAAACGATGGAAGATGAGGATATCATCGCTATCGCTGGCAGGGCAGAAAACGGGGCTAAGTTTAACCGGTTATATTCTGGGGAATGGTCCGAGTATGGTAGCCAGTCCGAGGCTGATTTCGCGCTACTAGCTATTATCGCTTTCTATACCGATAGCAATGAGCAGGTCCGCAGAATATTTCGCCAATGCCCACTAGGACAGCGGGATAAGAGCCAGAAGAATGATACCTACCTGAACTTCGCCCTTGGTAAGATCAGGGCTGCAAACCCGCCACCAGAGGAAGTGGATTTCTCGGAGCTCAAGCTCAAGGTAGCAGAGTTTAGCAAACCACAACCTAATCCTATGGATACCTATAACCAACGCGTTGTAGAGGCTTCGCCACAGCTAGGGGCTAGCACCGAGGGCTTTGCCCCAACGCCACCACCGGATGTGGAAGAAGGGGATATCTACCCCCCGGGGCTAGTTGGCGAGGTAGCCGCTTATATAACCGAATCCGCAGCTCGCCCGGTTAAGCTATTCGGGCTCATGGGTGCTCTAGGGTTAATAAGCGGGCTAGTGGGGCGCCAATATAATATCAGCGGGGTAGGCTTAAACCATTACCTTATATTGCTCGCCAAGACGGGTAGTGGTAAGGAAGGTATTGTTAGCGGCATAGATCGGCTAATGGGGGAAGTTAGAAAATCCGTACCTATGGTGGATCAGTTCCAAGGACCCAGTGCATTCGCCTCCGGTCCGGCATTGGTAAAGCACATGAGCGATAGCCCTGCTTTCCTTTCCGTGCTTGGCGAATTTGGTTTAACCCTGCAGCAACTCTGTGATCCGAAAGCTATGGGAGCTCATGTATCCTTGCGCCATGCCCTTCTGGATCTTTATCAAAAATCGGGTAAGCATTCTGCCCTGAAAGCATCGGTATACAGCGATAAGGAAAAGAACACAGATTTGGTTCAATCCCCAGCGCTGAGCTTGCTAGGGGAATCCACCCCAGAGACTTTCCTAGAGGGGCTATCAGAATACCACATTGCAGATGGTTTGATCCCACGATTTACTATTCAGGAATATACAGGGCAGCGCCCCTACCTTAACGCGCGAAACGGCTTTAAACCAAGCGACAGCCTCATCTCCAAGCTAGTGGATCTAAGCTCCTTGGTGCTTACTATGCAGAGCAATAACTCCCATGTGGATGTGGTTATGGAGGACGGTGCCAAGGCGTTATCCGATGCTTTTGAAAAGGAAACCACAGATCTCATCAACGGTGCAACCAATCAAGTGTATTCCCAGCTATGGAACCGAGCTCACCTTAAGGTGCTGAAGCTTGCTGCGCTGATAGCGGTGGGGTGCAATTACAACCACCCAGTTATAACCGAAAGAACCCTAACTTGGGCAATGGATTTTGTTAAGAAGGATATTGGAACCTTGTTGAATAGATTTGAAAACGGAGATGTGGGTAGCGGGGAAAGCAAGCAAACTACCGACCTGTTCCGGAAAATTGATAACTACTTCCGCAAACCACAGGCTAAGACCACCCGCTATAAGAAGTACCGTGATAACGGTGCGATACCGGTTTGTTGGTTTCGGGATAACGTTAAGACGCTGGCTAGCTTCCGAAACGACCCAAGGGGCGGTAGTAGGGCTTTACGCGAGCAGATTCAGGAGGCGGTGGAAAGTGCTTACCTTGCGGAAATGCCACCGACGCAGTGCTTCCAGAAGTTCCAAACAAAAGCAAAAGTGTTCATTCTTGGGGATAACTGGCAAGCGCCCGACCCGGAGTAATGTAATCTATTACGGTGTCCCTATCCGGGATAGCCGTTATAGTAACTAATAGGATCTCTACCTCATAACCCAATAGGACTTACTATGTTGCATCAAATCTATGATTTCTACCTTCGCTTTCTTTCCGCTGCCAAGAGAAAAAAGAACCCGGCGCCTGAGCCTGCTTCCTCTCACCACAGTGTAGGGGCGGAAGAAAAGCCCCGACCTCTTCTGCTATGCAAAGGGCATCATCCGCAGCAAGTGGACCAGATATCCCACTGGCAGTGCGAACATTGCATCCTTAAGCGTCAGTACAAACAGCTGGCTAAGCTATCGCTATATACCAAGCTAAGACCCCATAAGTAACCCACCCCATACTTAAGGAACACCATATGATAAAAGTAGAAGAAATAATGAAGCGTAGCCCCTGTAAAGCCGGACAGTTAAAGCTGGTTGCCTTTACGGACGGTAAGACTATTACAGAAAGCCAACTGTACCACGATGCGGGTATAGGCGAGCTCGCTTGGTTGGTGAATCAAATTTGCGATAAGCAGGCGGAGGTCACCAGAACCTTACTGAAGTCTTGCTTTTTTAGAATTGCTGCTGAACCAGATTACTTTAGTGATTCCCTATGTGTGGCTATCCAATCGGTAGCCAATGATAAGGCGGGGAAGGAAGAAATCGAGGATCTCATCGCTGCCTTATGGGATCTGGAACTAGACTCCAATACCGCCCCAATGACCACGTTGCGGTTAAGCAAGTACCTGAGGTTATTGATGGGCATTCTAGTGACTGAGGAAAGCTCTATGGTCCGGTGTTCCGTACTAAGCGATGACCTAGATTCTTTTCGTAATATTTTAATCGGCTGTATCAAATCAAATCTTCCGCATTATGCGCGGACCGAATAAGGAACGTACCAATGGATATCAATAACATCCCTGTGGACATGGAAAGCGGTGCGCCGCTGATAAGGTTAAGCAAGCCTAGGGTTAGCCGAGAGGGAGTAGCGCTTGGGGAGTCCAAAGAGGTGGTGTTGCGTATCCTCAAGGAATATCACCGGGAGGATGTTTTAAGAAGCTGGGGGCTACGCCCGGTTTCACAAATTTGTTTCTATGGACCTACCGGATACGGTAAGACCCTAACCGCCAAGCTTCTTGCCTACGAGCTGGAGCGCCCATTCTGTAGGATCTCTGCGGACACCTTATCACCACAAAACCTACGCAAGGTAATGGAATTCCTCCAAGGAACTTCGGTGGTAGCAATCTTTGACCAATTTGACGCGCTTCTCCGGTCTAAGGACCTACCGCAGATCATGGATGAGTTTAATGGTAAAAGCCTGATCATCTTCGAATGCCAACAGCTACCGCCGGCTAACTTCTTGCGCCGGGTAGAGGAAGTACAGGAATTCGGCTACTTAAGCGATGCGCAAATCATACGGCTTCTAAATATCAGGCTAAGGGGAGTGCATAGACAGTTTGAACCGACCGGCGAAGTGGTTAAACTATTTAGAAATGCTACCCCCGCACATATTGCGAAAGCCCTTAATAGCGCGATAAAGGATATGGTGCTGGATGGGCAAGAGTTCCTAGGGCTTAAGCGCGTGGAAAAGGCTCTGGAAAGATTAACACAAACTAACTAACTAACTAACTAACTAAACCATACCACAGGATGAACCAATGCAAAAAGTATGTCATGAACTTACCTACCGTGATCTAATAGGCTGGAATGCACCGGAAGAAGAAATCGCCCGCTTTTCTACCTTCTTCCCCAATGGCGGTACCGAGCTAGGCGAGGTAGCGGAATCGCCGGTAGAATGGTATTTCCTGCTAATAATGCTACGTTCCCCTGAAACGGTATTGGAGGAATCTTGCGATGAAGTGGCGGACCTAATGGGGCTATTACCCGCTGGCTGCCCGGTCGCCGATAGCTGCCTTATAGGGCTTTTCTTCGAGGACCCAATAGCATACGCCCCGGACGTTAAAATGGCTGTAAAGCGCATTATACGCGACCATTGCAAGGTGGTGGGCAGCACCTCCTACCATTATTTAAAGTCGCTGATGTTCTTATCAGAAACCGCGGAATTGGTTGGAAGGCAGGGCTACCCGGACTTCGACCTACCGGAGATCTGCTATAAGCTAACCACCCACTATTTCTCAATGACCAGAGCCCTAGGTCAAAACCTAGCCCATCTGCTATAGCCACAAAGGAGTGTTACCATGATGCATCCAATAGCCTTTACCTCGGACATCCCATTAATGGATAAGAAAGAGATCCTCGCTGCCTATATTGCAGACGTAGAATACGACGCCTATTTTGAAATCTATTTTGTTAACGAAGAATACGCGGAAGGGGTTTCCGTAATGGAAGATGAATTCTTTAGCGTGCGGGTAGGCGAGAGCGAGGATGATTTTAACCACATTATCAACTTCGAGGAGCTCTAGCGATGAATACCATTAGCGCGAGCTACCTAGAGCAGTCGGATGCCTGTTGTGCTGGGATAGCCCGGTACCTAGCATTCGTGAACCATTCTAGGGAACCACAACCGGTAGCTTCTTTGGTACATCGCGATTTCCCCGTAACCGACCTAGTGTGGTTATTGTTCCAGACCTCCGGGTACCAAGGTTTTCGGGATATGCTGCGGTGTAGCTTTCACCAAATGTTGAGAGAATTGAAAGCAAGCTACCCGAAAAAAGTGGTTAATAAGATAAAGCAAGCCACCCTGAACCCCAGCTTCAAAAACTGGCTGCGAGCTATGAAAGCCTCCGAAAGGCATTGGCTAATCCACCCAACCAACCAACAAAGCAGAGAAGTACATTTTCTGACCCAGCAGTATTTACGGGTAACTTCTCTGACCTTGCTGAATGACTTCAGCTATCACCACAAAACAAAGGAAAAACCCCGGTTGGTTACTGTAGGATCCATATTTCTGTTAGATTATATGTCTTTTTCATCGGATACTGAGCTGCCTTATAAGATACTCCGGCGGACTTTCTCGCCGAACCACCCTAAAAACCAGGAAATAACATGAAAAAACCTAGCGAAGCCGCTACTAATATCAGCGCCGTAGATGGAAAACTGTGGATAAAATGCAAGGAAGGGAGCTTTCCGTGGGAAAAAATGACCGAACAAACCTATAAAAGGAACCAATTAAAGGCTAAACCAGTGGTCTATTACATAGGGGAACAGCCCCCAGAACTGCCAAAAGAGGGCGAGTGGTGGCTATGTAAAGTAGCAGATTTAGAGCGGGTTTTGCTCTTCAAACAAGGGCATTGGGTCACGGATACTGCCTCAAAATCCACCCGAGTTTTCGGTGCAAAACCCGTTGAAAGGCTGTTAAGAGTACCTCAAAAAGCCACCCCAACGGACGAAAAAACAGCTTCAGAATTGGAAGAAATCCTCGCCGTTTTTCTGAATTTACAACAGAAAAATAACTTCGATGCGGTGAAAACTTACCTCGAATTTACCGCCCTAGTTAAGCAAATTACCGAGCGCAAAAACTAGCGAAAAACCCCCTTAGAAACACCCCCGAAAAGAGGCTGCGAAAACGCGGCTTTTTTTATGCCTGTTTGACCCATGATTTCTCGCTATTTCCACAGCAATATCGGGCTCGGCTTAATATAAGCGCGTTTTAGGGGGTTTAAGGGGCTGGGGTACCCTATGCCCTAGGGTAAGGGGTAAACAGCTCAGTATGGGGGGTTATACGGCGTTTAACAGCTATTTATGGAGGGTTTGGGATGGATAGGGGTATAGGGGGGTAAGATTAGGGGGTTTTTAGCTGGGGCAGTTTACCCGGTAGTGTAAGGCGGTGTCTAGTGCTATGACCACAGACTGGGTGGGTAGGGGGGAAATGGGAGAGTAAAGTGGGGGGAATAGCCCCTACCCCTAGCCACAACCCTTGGTGCAGAGCGGTTTCTGGGATTTAAAAAGGGTGGGTGGGAAGGGTGGGAAGATGGCTAACCCTGAGCCACCGCCCTACTGTCAGTAGGTGTTGAGGCCAACTTGGGGCGGGTGGGAATGATTTTGGGGAAAAATACATAAAATAGATTAGATTAGAGTAGAGTAGTATAGAGTAGTATAATATATTTATTATATATTT